CCGAGCGTAGATCCATGGCCTGTTTGGACAGCTCACTGGCGAAGGAGATCAGTTCGATCTTGTCCAGGGCCTCCAGGGGCATCTCCACCACGGTCGGCATGACCCCGGCCGCCGTACCCTCGCCTTTCAGGCCCATGGTGCCGGTCTTCATCAACAGATTCGTCAGACCCTCGGCCCCCGGGATCTCAACATCGTCGTCCGGGAAGCTGGTTTCCTTCGGAATCGGTAGCAGGCCAGCTGAGACGAGCCTGGAGTCGATCTGGGCGAAGACGTAACGGGTGAGTCGTTCGATCTCCCACAGCATCGGCATCGCGGCCCGGGTCGGAGAGTCAGCCCATAGTGTCCGGCGAGGGTGTGGTGTCCAGACCCGGATGATGATGTCTTGTTCAGGGTCCAGCTTCTCCGGATTGCCCTCGTAGTTGGTCATCTCAATGACCCCACTACGGGAGTACTTTTTCAGCTCGGAGCAGCTGAGAACGAACCACTCATCTGAGTCGAGCTGATCTGTGCTGCGCCCGATGATGTAGGCATCGCCGGCAATGGTGAGGTCGATTCCCAGCAGTCGTAGCGCCTCGGCTTTATGGGCAGCGTCCCCGAACAGGGTGTCCGCAAGCCCAGCCACCTTCTTGTTCTTGGTCTCCTGCTGGACCCGTCCGTTGTCATCGACCTCGGCCACATAGATGCGCACCCGGGAACAGGCGGCTCCGATCCAGTTCGCTACAAACCGGAGTTCCCCGATGATGTCGTAGAGTCGCCACGCCTCCTGTTGCCACGAGTCGTCACCAAACCGGTAGCTTCTCCATCCGCGCCCTTCCAGATTGGTGATCCGGGCAGCCGAGGCGACGAGGCTTCGTGGTGGGGACTCATGGGCAGGTGCGGCGACTAAGAGGGCCTTCTGCCTGCCCAGGCGCATGGGCTACTCCTTCCGGTCCAGTAAGAGACCAGTAGTCATGGAGACAGCGGCCACAGCGTAGATAGCTACGACCCATTGATAGGGAAACAGGACAGCAGGAACAACAAGCAAGGACATCCACATGCCCACACACCAGGGGCAGTGAATGAAGTAGGAGGGGAGGGAGTCAGCGCCCCATCGTTGAACGACCCACTGTCGCAATTTCACTGCTAGCCGATCCTCGGTAAAGAATCGCGTCACTCGGGCAACGGCAAGCGCCGCTACGACCAGCGAAAGGACCAGCATGTACATACTGTACGGGTGTCCAGAACACAAGGGGTAGATGCAAGCAAAAACGGAGCCCTGGGTCGATAACCCAAGGCTCCGTTTTTGTCATTGGCTAGACGTCCGGGGTGACTTCCTCCGGAGGACCAACGTTGATAGCCACTCGCTCAGCGAGACCGGCCACAACAACAATCTGCAGATCGCCAGTTGCCGTGGAGCCATTGAACGCGGCCTCCAGGTGAAGGTTGGCGGTGCCCAGCGTGCCCATAGCGGCAGCTTCGCCAGTGCCATCGCCATTGTCGGTGAGGGCAATGACGGTCGGGTCGTCCACCGTGTAGGTAAACGTAGCGCCGGCCGGGGTGGAAACGGGGTTTCCAACCTCATCAGTGAAGGTGGGCGCGAGAAGCGCAACCTTCATGTCGGCTGCAAGATCCATGACGAGATCAATCCTTCCAGTCCAAGGGGTGTAGGGAGGGGGTTTGATGACACGGTCGGACGGGTCCGTATTGGTGACGGAGCCCAGATGCCACACGACCTTCAGCCGTGGGCAACACTTGACCCGGAAACCAAAGTCAAGGACGAGGTCCCCAAGGTCGATACTGGCCAATTTGGGGCACACCTCCTTCCAGTCGACTTCCTTACAGTAGTCGACCCAAGTCGTACATCGACTGATCGATCCTAAAGCCGTCGTACTTACTCAGATCAGCGGCACCCAAACGCCTACGCTCCCCGCTCATCAACTTGATGGACGCATGAACCATGGCGTCCATTCGGTCGGGGGATTCCCGGGTAGACTCGGGATCGAAGAGGACCATTTCGTCTTCCAGCTGCGGCCAGGTTCCCACCATGTGCAACTTGCCTTGTTCGTTGCGCATGGCCACCGGCTCGGCCCTGGTCTTTTTCCCATGCTTGGCATGGACCCGCTGCATGGGTGGCGACGTATGTTTCGGGAACAGACCCAGCTCAATCGATTCCTGGTAAGCATCTCGTAGCACCTCTTCTAGGTATCGCTTACCCAGGTTTTCCTCATACACAAGGACATCTGCGGCATATTCAGAAACCGCGCGCCAAGCTGCAAGGACAGCTTGGCGGCCCGAATACTCCACCGAACAGTCGGCCAGGATATAAAGCTCGTTGTTGACATCCCGGCCCACCACCACGATGCCGAACATGGCGTCCTCACCAGTGAGGTTCGGGTCAGCGCCCACCACAATCGACACCAGATCATCAGGACGTTCAGCCACCCGGTTGTTTGCGATATCCAGGCGCTTGAACAGGCCGCCACTGGTCAGCTCCAGGAGCCGGCCGTACAGCTCCTGCTCACCGAGCGCAGTACCGGCATAGCGAAGTTTCAGCTCCCGCAGGGCATGCGAGGACAGGTTGGAGGCGTTGTCAAAGGTGGACCCGGTGATGACGTGGATCGTCTCGTCGCTGCGGGACAGCCACTCGGCCAGCAACTTGATCGGCTTCGGGGTGGTGGTGACGAAGGCCCGGGGGTGGTCGTCTACGAGGTCAGCCCGCAAGGATGGCAGGAGACCCTCGTACCAGGTTTCGTAGGGTTTGACCCACTTGGCCATCTCGTCACAGACGACACCGGCTGCGTTGTATCCCCGCCCCGTGTCGGGGTCGTCGGCCCCCTCCAGGTAGATCTTTGCCCCGTCCGGGAACAGGACCATGGGCCGGGGACTCTGCTTGTATCGGTGGTCGATCTTGCGCCGGGTCAGCACGTTGAGGATGCCGCTGGGACCTTCGGCATTAATTGTCCTGGCGTCGGCCAAGGTGTCGGCCACCACAAGCCACTCGGTGGGCACACCGTGGCGGTCGAACGGGTGCTGCAGGACCCGTTCAGTGATCCATTCGGAGGAGGCTCGGGACTTGCCGAAGCCACGTCCGGCCAGGGCCAGGCAGACGAGCCAGTCGCCTTCCGGTGGGACCTGCTCCGGGCGAGCAGTCCACCACCATTCGTTGCGCAGGATCTCGGGGAGCAGTTCTTCAGGCAGGTTGGCAATCCACTCGTCCCGGTCTTGTGCCGGTAAGGCGGCTACGCGCTCTTTGAGGGACTTGCCCATATTGAAGATAGTACGGGTGTTCGCTCACGGCGAACAGCTTACGGGCTTGACATCCCACCCCTGGGTGCGTGTATGGTTGGACCCGTTAGACAGAACCCCTGCGTGCAGCCAGATCCGAAGACCCGGGTTACTTCCCTCGCATTGTAGAGAATCCAGAAACCTGAGTCGCCTTGTTGCCTGGCTGCTTCAACTTGATAAATGAATACGTAGTTGCCAGATCCGATCGTTTCGGGTTACTTCTTTCTGCAAACAAGAAAATTGACGAGTTCGATTCTCGTAGGCTCCGGTGTTGCAACCGGAGCTTGGCAAGGCGCCATATACCTGAGACACCTTGTTGCCTGGCAACTTTTACTTGGTCCCTGGTCGTCTAACGTCAAGACACCTAACCTGACAACGCGCAACTCTCTAACCAAGAGCGGGCGATGACGGGTCCCTCAAAAGGAGACGCCGGTTCAACTCCGGTCGGGGGCCAACCAACGTGACACCAGATCCGAAGGTTGGGGTTACTTCGCCTGATAAGCGGGTTGTTCTAGGTTCGAATCCTAGTGGGACAGGTCAGACTGTCCTGTAGCTCAAATGGTAGAAGCGCCTAATGTTCCTCGGCCAATTTGTTGCCTGGTGTCGCATACCCGGTTGGTGCTGTTGCGCATCGAGTTACGTTCGGGGCGTCGGTTCGTGATTCAAGGGGCGAACCCTTGACCGGGTTCTACTGGTACCAGATCCGAAGACACGGGTTACTCCCAAGGTGGAAGTGGAGGTATCGAATCCTCCGCCCCCTGCTACCAAGCTCATAGGGGGGTTGTGTAAGTAGCACGCCACTCTCATGTCACCTGCGTCGACATGAGAGTGGCGTGCTACTTACACAACCCCCCTA